CCAGTACCAGCAGTAACAAGACCTCCTGCTTCGTAGAAAGCTACTGTGAATACGCTTGAAGTTGGAGCTGGAGCAATCGTTACAACACCCTTGTTTACTCCTGATCCATCATTCTGAGAGATAAGGACAGTCTGTCCAACTCGAATTGCTCTGTCGTTGCCGCCAGAAAGAGCATCGTTTACTGTAAATTCAGCAGTAAGCGCCCCCTGAGCAGCAGCAGTACCTACCTCAACGTATTTAGTATGTAGACGTCCTTGCTCTGCCCACTTAATCATGTCAGAGTTAGAAGGCATCTCAGCACCTACCATACGTAGGAATGATGCAACGCTTCGGTTTCCGTAACGCTCGAATTCCTTCTCGTAAGTATCAGGAAGATACTGATTCAAGAAGTTAAAATCTGTAATGTAGTTGCTCTCCAATGCCACTCGTTCTGGGGCTGGTTGCAACTGAAATGATGGGTTTGATAATAAAGCCATTTTTGTTTTTGTTTTTTAAAAAGTTTATGTTCGTTTACTCCTAATCTTTAAGCCTCGACCTGAGTCTTGACTTACTGACCGTACTTGCATTCCCCCCTTCTTAGTGACCTCTGGCGCTCTGCGAGTGTCCATGTCTATATTTTTAGACCTCTTCGCCATGCCATCAACCGCTGATGCCTGACCTTGCTCATAAAAGAACTTGGCAAACTTGTCGGGGTTCATTGCTGCTGAAAGAGCTTTATGGTATCCTGCCGCATCACTTAGAAGGCCGTCCTCTCCAATGTACTTGTTTACGAAGTTCATCGGTGATTGCTGACTTTCTTTAAGCTCCGCTGCATCCGCTGGTTTGAAGGTGAATTTCTCATCATTGACACTGAACTCAAAACCTTTGAATCCGTCACTGAAAAGCTCATCAGTCTTCTTGCTGAACCATTCTCTTTTTTTCTGGTTCTCAGCTTCGACACTTTCTGCGTCTTTCATTTTATCTCTATAAGCCTTGTACTCTTCGTTAGAGCTTAAATCGTCAGACCCCTTACTTGACTCAAGTGGAACCTTGTATGACTCTTGCTGCTCTTTGAAAAACTTCTTAGCTTTATTGAGTTCTCTTTTCTTGGCTAACTTTTGTTTCTTTATAAGTGACTCCTCGTCAAGGTCTTCATCGTATCCGAACTTTGAATCAATCAAATCATTGATGTCATCACTGTCCAAACCTTCTTCTGTATGCTTGTAGTAATCTTCAAGCAACGTATCTGAATCCATCTCATCAAAGTCTTTATTTAACTTGATGAAATCATCCATACCTCGACCAGTCTCCTTCTTGTATTTAAAGAAAGCCTCAACATCCTCTGGCAATTCAGGGGATGATTCTCTTTCGGAAAATAACTCATCAAGTGAGTTTATCTCCTTACCGTATCGGTTTTTAATATGTGAAAGAACGTCTTCGTCTTTTATTTTAAACTCCTCATTTGGAGTTTCTACCTTATTCTCTTCAGCAACAGGCTCTTGTGCCGTCTGCTCTTCCTCCTTCATTTGCTGCTCATGCTTTTCGAGAAGTTCATTCTCTACTTCTTGAACAGACTTTGACTCAACCTCTCCGAGGTCTCTTACTTTAAATTCAGCCATTTTGATTTAATTTTATGCAAATTTATTGATTTTATTTTTATCGAGGTGAAAACTCAGCAAGGTCGAACCCGTCCAAGCTGTCTTCATTCGATTCAAAGCTCATTGGAGGTAGGTTGTTCTTGCGCTGCTCGATAAGCTTTGACTGCTGTGTATTCTGCTTGTCAATACGCTTACCTTTCGCATCCTCCTTCATGTCTTCACGCTTTTGCAACTGCTCCTGTGTCATGCCCTGTAGCTGCATATTCATCTCAAACTCACGCTCCATCAACATAAGCTTTGCATTAGCCTCTGCGTCAAGTCTCTGCATGCTTAGCTGTGCCTTAGTTTGTTCAAGCTGCATCTTAGCCTGAGCCTCAAGCTGTATCTTCTGTTGCGCTGCCTGTGCTGCCATCTGCTGAGATTGCATCTGCGTCTGAGACTGCATCTGCTGCATCTGCATCTGTTGTTGCTGGTCGGCCTCTTGCTTCTTCTTACGTTTAACCTTAAGAAGTTGATTAGCAACTTTTATATTCTTCAATTCCCGAATATCAATAGCATCCTCAAGGTTAATATCCTGTTTAGATAGTGCCATCTGAATGTTTTGTTCAAGCTGCGCCCTTTCCTCCTCGTCTGGAGCTATATCTATGAATATACCAAAGTCGTGCAAGTATAAATCCTTGATTTGTTCTAAGGTTTCAATATTATAACTTCCTATCTGATTTAAGAACTCCTCTTTAAAGTCTGCGTACTCAAGTATATCAGAAACTCTTTGCGAGAGAGCCTCTGAAAGCCTTCTGAGTATAAATAGACTTGATTCAAGTATATGTCGTGTAGCTGTGTTTGAGCTTAAAGCCGCAAGCTTCTGAACCCCAAGAAGTGCATCTGGGTTAGGACTTGTTCCATCTCTCGCCTCATTCAAACCACTCACAGCCCTAATCATCTCAAGGTAGTGGTTATAGTTTGATATAAGAAGCTGCATCTTAGAAGCGCTTCCTGTAGAGTTGATAGGCTGGATAGGAACCCTTGCGTTGTTAAACTCGCCATCCTGAGTGTAGCTCCTTCCAACAACACTACCAGTCTGGAAGTATAGTCTTAGAGCGTCTTCTGGATTGTATGCGTTTCCTGTTCCAAGGTCAACCTCGTTTAAACCATCAGCATCAATAAATACACCGTCAGGAACCATACGAGCAATAATCTGCTGCATCTTCAGGTGTGTTACCTGAATAAGGTCTACAAACGGAATCATTCTTCTTACAAGAGACTCTATAACACCCTTGTACATCCTTGGCGCACACGCAACATAGTTAGGTATCGCATGTTGGCTTGCTGACTTAGGTCGTACCATATTCTTGGCAAGCTCCCACTTAAGTACGATATTAGTACCCATAACCATAACGCCTTCATACCACACCTCAATAGTCTTCTCCACCCTCTCGAAGTTGCCCTCGTCCATCATCTCTTGTGGTGGATTGAACTCGTCATCTTTCTCTATAACACGCTCTCCTCCGTTTTCAAGTTTTTTCTTTTTATAGACAAACTTCTTAGTTGTCTTATAATTGAAAAACATTAACGTACACGTATCTCTATAGAACATATCATTCTCATACGACTCAGATACATTATAGTAGCTACTCCAACTCTGGCTATACTTAGATATCAAATCCATGTCCTCGTTTGTGAGGTCGGGGTCTATCTTAATAAGCTCAGCTATTGGCATGGTCTTTATCTCCCCCCAATAGAAACAGTCCTTGAAGTACGGGTCTTCAGTATAGCTATACACAACATTAGCAGGGTCTACGTAGTCAATTACGACACCCTCACCCTTTCTAAACTCGTGCTTAGCAACTGACACACCAAGTACCATCTGGTCGTAGTCGAGTCTCTTTCTTATGTCTTGGTATCTATTCTCCTCAAGAATAGTGTTAATCGCAACCTCCTCGGCTATCTCAATAGCTGGCTTGTAGTTTAGTTGCATATATAATGAAAGCTCCTCATCGTTGTCAGGAACGTCATTAGGATTCATTGTAAACGGGTCAACCCCAAACTCTTTCTGCACAAGATTGAATACATCCTTACCAGCCATCTGAGTTTCAACATTTTCTTGAAACTGATTTCGCTTACTTGACGACATCGCGTCTTGAGCGTATGCCCTAACCTTAAACAGCCTATCCGTCATGCCGTTAACAACAATGTCAACGAACTTTGGAAGTATAGGGACTGGTGTCCAGTCTAGGTTTAGATAGGAAAGGTCACCATCAATAGCAAGCTCGTTTTTATACTTACCTACCGACTGCTCTCCTCTTGCATAAAGCCTTAGCCTATGAAACTCTCTGGACTGATCGTAGTATCTACAACCACCCCCGTCTTTTTTAAACCACTCATACTGTATAGCCTGACCGACCATAAGTCCATACTCCGAAGAAGCCTTCTCTTTGTCTGTTGCAAACTGGTCAGGGAACCCTGCAGCGGAAACATTTACTGTTACTTCGTCCATTTATGTATTTAATCGGCTGGATTTGCCAGAGTTATCGTATCTTGCAAAGTTAATGCTTATTTTCGACTGTTCTCTTTGTGGGGTGTATAGGCTCTTCTGATTTGCCATAATCGCCAGTCCAGAGCTGATAGACGCATCAAATTTTGTTCGGGCATTTATATCAAACCTTGCCCAGTCCTCAAGAGTCCTATTGAATGGCATCGACCCCATATCGTCAGGGTCTCTGAACGTACCCTCCATATCCATACCCACATACTTCTCAATATACGACTCAATAGCCGCTGCGTGAGACTGCTTAACGTCCTCGCTTGTGTTGGGTATTCCACCAAGCTCTTTCTCTGTCTTCGAGAGCTTCATTGCCGCCTTATCAGGTCTATTCATTGAATACCCCCTGTACCCCCTGTTCTTTAAATGGTACAGTAGCCTTGGCTTGTTGTTCTCGCAAAGTATTGGCATACCATAAAACACAAGAGCCATAAGAACCTCCTCGAAGAATATCTCAGCGGTCTGAGGTCGTGCCACATACTGTAAGAAAAATTCGTTGCTTGGGGCGTCATCCATATTGAACTTGGTCAGACCATGTAGCGCACCGTTTGACCCCCCACCACCTACAGTTCCTGATATATCGTATGAGTCACACCCAAAAGAACCCACATGCTCATTCGCAGGATACTTCCTTCCATTACGAATCTCGTACCTGTTCTGCATAGCGGCAGGTGGTATCCAAGACACAACAAACCTACCGTTCTTATCTGGCGTCCATATCACCTTAGTATCCTTGATGCCATTCTCCCAATGGAAACGCCCCTTGGTTATATGATGGGACTTAATCATATTGTCGTTGTAGTCTATCTGCTGGTATATCTTAGTAAGATTAAATAGCGACTGCTTGCTCTCGTCCCTAAACGCATGTGACTCTGTTCGTGGAAACTGTCTGTAAAACTCGTTCAAGGCGTCAGCATCACCCTTAAGTGACTGAACCTCATTCTCCCAGTAGTTTATAGCCCCCATGCTTATCGCATTGCCGTCAACACCCTCAACAGGCTTACTTGGCGTTCTAAGAACAGGCATCCCGTACCTATCTATAAAGCCCTCCATATTCCACTCCATAGGAATAAAGAGCTTGTACATCCCACTTTTCGTCTGACCGTTTGAGTTTCTGGTGGAGGCATCTGAGTCGTTGTATAGCTTCTTGAAGTTATTCCCACCCTTGTTTAGCGCATTACAGGTTGACCCCATCATACACTTGCCAATAATCTTACTACCAAGACGAAGACAGGTCTTTGTTACCCTCCAATTGTTAAGTATGTTCTCAGGCTTCTCCCACTTACCGCTCTCATCGTGGATTAACAACAAAAGCTTCTCACCATCGTAGCTGTTGTCTGCTGTGTTCTTCCAGTCAATAGTTGTGTCAAGCCCCTCAAGCACATCCTCCTCTACGTTGTGCATATTGTTCTTTGTAATCTTAGAGGCAGGAACCCTATATGACAGCTCGGTCTTTGGTCTGTCCATACCGTCCATAATAGGCTTAAAGAAGAACGGGTAGTTGCTGTTTATCGGCACAACCTTATCGGTGAACATCTTCTTAGCGTCAGCACCAGTCTTTGATAGTATTCCCACCCTTGCGTCTTTCGCAAGAGTTGCTGTGTTTACACCCTCTGACGAACCCATGAATGAGAATCCTGACCGTCTAATCTTTAGATACGACATACCGAAGGAACGGTTATCTGCCTTACATGCCTCCCAGAATATGTAGAATATTCTGTTTGCCTCCCTAAAGTCAGGGTGTCCTACGTCAATCTTTGTATGCTGAAGATAGTTGTAGTGAGAGCCCGTTATGTATGTAGGGATTCCATTGTTCTTAAACCAGTGACCATACTCTCTTCTGTCAAACTCTCCCTCTATATAGTCTATCCATTTGTCTTTGAAGGATGATGGCATGTCATTCCATTGGAATATGCTCTGTATCCTCTTTAGTTCTTTTGGGTACTCCTTAGCCTCCCAGTATTGCTCTAACTGTTTCTTACTTCTTGAGAATATTTTATCAGGCACTGACGGTAACGCAATGCGAAGCCCCTCTATTAGGTAGACATCTCCTACAGTTCCGTCCCTTGATATAACGACCATATCATACTTTTCGTCATACCCATATACCCATGTTTTTGCCTTGTTCTTTTTTGAGAGAACAGTTTTAGGGACGTGGTTTTTTAATACCTCGTGTATCCTACTTTCTTGACCTTCTCTCTGCGAATCCTCCACTTGATTTCTTTTCTTCTTTCTCTTCAGGGGCATTAAGCTTTTCTTCCTCCTCTTCAATACGTTTCATTATCTCAAACGCATCAAAGATGGCGAGCTTCTTTGTGGCGGCAGCATTCTTCAATCTATCAGCCGCAAGTTCAT